CTCGATGACTGGAAAGTCGGGCGTGTCAGTCGATGGCATGTCTTCCATCGCGTCGGCCTTCTTCTCGGCAATCGACTCAGCAGAGACAGCACGCATCTGTGCAATCAGGAGTTGGGTTTCCTGAGCGATGCGGGCCTTCTCGATCTCCACCTGACGATCCAAAGCCTTCTGCTCGGCCTCAAATGCAAAACGGGCCTGATTGGCCCGTTCTTCGATCTGCGTTTGCGCTTGGAACTTCTGCGCGTCTGCCTGTAGCTCTAGCTGCTTCTGCTGCGCCTGAGCCTGAATCTTTTGCGCCTCAGGGTCCGGCTTTTGAGGTTGAGGCGGCATCCCGTCGCCGGGGTCTTTCCAGAAGTCATCGACGTTCTGGAAGCCAGCGAGCTTCACCTTCTCGGCTTGCAGGTTGTAGAGGTGCTTCGGCGTGACCATCAAGCCCATGCCGCCAGACTGAACAGCAGCCATTTGAGCGGCTTCGATCTGAGCCAGGCTCATGGCCTGCTGCTGCTTGTTGCCTGTGCCCAAGCCGACATTGATACTCATGTCATAGTGGTCGCGCCATTCCTGCGGGTCGTACTGCACGAACTTGTTGCGCAGGCGGAAGGCCAGCTTTTCCATGCAGTGCTCGGTCAGCGTCTTGAGGACGCCCGAGAACATCGGCTTGTAAAGCGTCTCAGCCAGCACGCGGGCCACCAACTCGGTGCGCTCCTGCATGCGGCCATCTTGGATCTGCGAGCCGGTCGCGGTCTTGTTGATCGCGTTGGCATCCAATCCCGAAGACAAGTAGTTGACGCCGCTGCGGTTCATCCGCACCCGGTCAACGTACTCCAACATCGGGAAGGCCTGAGCGCCCACCCACTGCGACTGTTCCTCAATGACTGCGTTCACGTCACTCTGACGAACGATCCCGCCCACGCGGGCGTCCAACAGGTCGTCAATGTTCGCCAAAGGTGCGCCGGTTGCGTCGGTCAGCACCTTCTTGCGCGGGTTGGTCGCCAGATACAGGCTATCCAGCATCTGACGTGTGATGACCGTGTGCAGACGCTGAAGGTCAGACACCAACTCAGCCAGGCTGTGACCGTCCCAACGATGCGATCGCAGGATGGGCGACGAGGTGGCAATGGGGACATGCGAGCACTCTTCGACCTTGAGGATCTTGTTCGCCAAGCGCATGACCATCAGACGCTCAGAGATGCCGTCACCGTCGCGGTCGGTAAGGACGTACTCAAGGCGAAGCCAACCCTCGGTGCGGCTTTCATCCTCCGAAGGCGTCTCGTTGTCGTAGCTCGTCCAGTCCTGAGCCTGTGCCTCCCGCAGCGTGCGATCAGCGGACAGGTCAGTCCGGTCGCCTGCAGCCAGGTCGTCGGCCTCAACGTCAAACCCCATCTCCCGCAGCTCGGAGAGCGTCACGCGCATCATCCGGCACACATACGGGCACTCTTCCAGCAGAGGGCTTGTCCAGTTGCGCTGAACCAGCAACTCTTCAGGCGGGAATGCCTCGATGTGAACCTTGCCCGTCTTGCGGGTGGTCTTGATCTTCACGTCATGGACGTTGACGGGCATGCCCATCTCATCCACGACAACCTCGGTCGAGGCCTCGACGATCTCAGGCTTGCCGTCTGCAAGTTCCTGCATGCGAAGAATAAGGGCCTCGTCTGTGAGGCCCTTGTATCGCGTCGTCTCGGTCTTCTCTGTCTCTTTCCATCGCCACATGACAGCGCAGTTCTTCAACTGCAAAGCGTCAGTGATCGCGGTGTAAGAGATCAGGAAGCCGTTGTTCTGCTTGAAGAAGACGTAGTTGACAGCCTGCGTGGCCTGTTCTGCGCCTTCCACATCCTCCGGGCCGGTAGGCTCAAACGACACAGCCTCATCGCCGCCAACGAAGATTTTGAGCAGCGCAGGGCGAACCCATTCGATGGTGTCAAGAACGTCAGACGTGACGAACGACGAGCGGCCATCTTCCTCGTCACCGTAAGGCAGGCGCAGATATTCCCGCATTGCCTGCTCACGGGCATCAGCGAGATCGCCCCAAACGTAGTCCCCCGCCTGGTCTTCCTCGTTCTGGAGGAAGTTCAGCAGGGTTTCGTCGTCCATCTTGGCCATTTACTCGGCTTTCGGCTTGCGCCCGCGACGGGGCTTGTCTTGCACTTCTTCTGCGATGACTTGAGAAAGGCCCGACGCAGGCTTATATGGATCAGCCAAACCCGAATCAGGCTTTTCCAAGAACGCGGCCAGCGCCTGCACCTCAGGGTGATTCGGTCGGCCCATCGCCACAAACCGCAGAGCGGTCAGGATTTGTTCAGCGGTCATGCGTAGCTCCGTTTGGGGTACTTGATCGGCTTTGGCTTCGCCACCTCTTCAGCGGCAAACGTGAGCACAAACGCATCGGCTCTGTCTGGTGATCGTCCAAACTCGGCCTTGTATTCCTTCTTCGACTGCATAAGCAAGAGCCCGTCTTTGTACTTGTACTTAACGGACGCTGTTTGCGTCTTGAGTTCAGGGCATCGGTGCATGGAAACTGGCTTTTCAGCCAGGTAATCACGCGCCTTGCGCCACATCCTTGCGCGCTGGTTGTAGTTGCGCCCATCATCAAGACGGGCCCCGGTATGGACACCAACAACCACGGACGCATAACGACCGCGCTTTAGTTGGTCGTAACAGCTAACACCAGGCCCATCCAATTCAATGACGATTGCGCCGATCTCATCAACCCCACCAAGGTCGTCGCATTCCGACTCAACGATGGCCGCAAGCTGGACGCCATCAACCAAACGGCGAGCAACTTGCGGAAGGTTCAACCGCCCCTTGCGTTTGTGGACGATGCTTTCGTCGTCACCGTAGTGCGCCGCATCAACACCAATCATCCACTTACCAAGCACCTCAACTTGGGCTGGCCCATTTTTTTGGGCATCCTCAAGCAGCGCGCCATCAATCCATGAATCAGTCGCTGACGCGTTGTAGTCAATCTCAACCTCTTGCGCCAAGATCACCGGGTCAAGAGTGTCGCGCTGCTTGTCGTACCACGCCTGATCCTTGCGCGGGTCGTCGCGCCAGTGGAAGGTAAAGACTTTTACCTTTCCGCCGTGGCGCTTTCTGTAGAAGGGGTTGCCGTTGCCGTTCGGGGTGCTGACATCGATCTTGCAGTTTGAAGTCTGAGACAACGCCGCATCAATCGTTTCAGGATGCTCGTAAAACGCTGACTCGTCCTTGAAGTAGATCGATGTTCGATTGCCGCGCCCGATGTTGTCGCCTGCCTCACCAACGATCGCCGCACCGTTCTCGGGGTTCAGGACGCGCATGTGTGGCGCGTGCTTTTTTTCATCCCAGCCAGCCGGGCGGAACTCAACAGGGAGCAAGTTGACGAACTGGCGCACCTTCCAGAACAACGACTTTGGATCGCCGATCTTGTCAACGTATTCCTCTTTGCGAGAGCCGAATCCAACCACTGTGCCAGGATGAAAAAGGAACATCCAGACGCCAAAGGCCACGCACAACCACGACACCCCCATGTCCCGGCTTTTCTCACTCAAGCCATCTTCACGCGCCAGCCACCGATCACGGAGCCAAGAGATGAATTCAGCCTGTTTTGGGAATAGCTGAAACGGAACAATCGCTTTCTCGCCACGCTCCGGGTTGCGAGGGTCGAAAGTCATCCCCCAATCGTTGATGAACTCGACCGGGTGATCTTTGTAGAACTCCTTGACACCAGCCAGCAGTGCCGGATCGGCCCTTAGCTTTTCAAGCCTGGCCATGCGATCCCGATAGATCGCCTCGTAGTCAGGAGCCCACGTCATCCGAGCATCTTTTTGTAGGCTTCGTCCGCTTCGATCTTTACGGTTGATTCAGTCTTGACCGCGCCACCGTCTTTCCCGGTTAGCTCAACCTTGCTTGAATCACCCCATTCGTCTCGGAACCGCGCCCCCATGTTCTTCGCCCAAACAGAGCTATTGAAGCCGGGCGCATAGAGGGCGGATTGGCCTTGGTCTTCCCACCACGCCTGCGCAAGATGCCTCGCACGCATAAAAGCGTCGGAAAACTCTTCGTGAACCTTGGCCCACTCGTACAGGGTGTCCCGATGCACACCGATCTGCGCCGCCATCCAGGTCGCGGATTTGCCCTGCCCCCCCCATTCGACAACTTGGTCGCAATAGGAGGGGTCGTAGTCTGTTGGCCTGGCCATGCTTGCGAATCCTCTTGGGTTGTTCGCTGTTTGTGAGGGGTTACAGGGCGCGTAACTTCTCGTCAATGCGGCGTTCAAGCTGCTCAAGCCTGTTAACCGTCGCATTCAAAGCGTCGTCAACGTACAGAACAGCGCCACAATCGACGCAAGTGCATGTCCCGATGGTGTTCCATCCCCTAGCGCGCCAGTGCTTGTGCTCGCAGTCGGCACCAATGGCTGCGGCGCTGGCCTCTTGCGCTTTTGGTGCTTCTGGCTCATCGAGCAAGTTGCACCAGTTGAGCCGCTCGATCTTTTCGCTGATGCTGCGAAGCCAATTGAACATGCGCAACTCCGTTGAAAGTCACCCCGCCCGCCGCTGATCCTCGGAAGGAGCTACCGAGGGGCTTACCTGAGCGTCGGGGTGTGCTGCTGATTCACTCAGTCAGCGCGTGTGATGGGTGCGGGCACAGTCCCAAGGGGTAGTGCTTTGGGTGAGCGATGGACCGGCCCGCGAACTTGAATTGGATGCAGCATTCGTAACGCTCTACTGCAACGAGCGGCAACACCCTCTCGGGCACCCTTTCCACGGGCTGATCGTGCGCTGCTCCACATTGGCCGGAAACGAAAAAGCCCCGCTGGGCGAACCATGCAGGGCTTGGGGTGACACGTGCTCAGCGTGCCTATATCTGCGCACTGTACGGAAACACAGGATTTCCGTCAAGCGGTTTTTTGCTTGTCGATGAACTTTCTGATCTGCTCCTTGATGGCGTCGTGCAAGTGCTTGGGCGCAAAGATGCCCCGCACCTCGTCGGACTGCTCGGCTTTCTTGCGCTCACGGAATGCCCGCTGCCTCTCTGCGCTGGTCTTGGCTGTCATGCAGCCGATTGTGTCACGCATAACGGATAAGGCCGCACGCGGCGGCCTGGGTGGGGTTAGGCGGTGATCGCGGCGGACAGGGCCGAGGCTGCGATCCTCTTGCCGTTCAGGGTCCAGTTCGCCTTGGGCTTCTGGATACGGACGGAGGCGCGGAATTGGGGAACCATTTCGCACGCGACAACCTTTCCGTTGATTTCTGCGGAGGCGCGGCCGTACTCGAAGGAATGACCGCTGGCCTTGCACTTCGCCTTGGCGTCTGCGATTGCGGCGGCCTTGATAGCGTTCAGCTCGTTGGTGTAGGTGGTCATCTTGCGTTCTCCGGTGCGTTGCGTTGTGCGATGAGTGAATATTGCCATCGTTACGCGTAACGGTCAAGCCCTTTTTACGCTGCCGTGCAAACTTTTTTCGCCTGACGCTCTAACTTCCTCGCCAGTTCCCGCCCTGCCTCATGAGCCCAATTGCCCCACGTTCGATCCGTCACCCCATAGGCTGCAATGGCGTCGGCCATGCTGGGGATGGTCCAGACCTTGTAGGCGCGGGTGATGGCGAGCCGATGCTTTGGGCTGAGTTCGGCGATTGCCAGCGCCACCTCGTCGCGGTCTTCCCGGCTCAGTTGCCACGGCTCACGGCTTGCGGCTTGCTGGGGGATGCGTTCAGCCAGATAGGTGCACTTTGATGGGTAGCCGAGTCCGCCACCCTTGGGGAAGGAGGCGAAAGCCCAATCCATCAGGAGGCAGTGCAGCCAGTACGGTTCGATCACTAGGCGTTTGCTCATTGAGGGCCCCCAAAAATGCCAAGTTCTTTGCCTTCGATAAAGGCTTGCTTGGACTGCTCCAAGATTCGCCCCTCAATCGCGGCCCACTTCTCGCGCACTCGCTTGGATCGCTTGCCGCGCCATCGGCGACGGTTGTCCATCAGGTCGCGCCATTCGGGGTCAATGAAATACATGTCACCGATCAGATGCGGGTGGATGCGCACTGTTTCGTATGGCGTCACATACACATCAAACACACCGCGCTTTTCCGCCTCCCGCATGACGCGCATAACTTCAGGCGCGATGTGCTGGCGGATCATTG